CGGCGCAGGTGGCTGCGTGTGCAGCAGAGTTGGCCGTAGCCAAGTACACCAACCGCTATTGGCACGCACATGTGTGGGACGCCCGCGATCACCAACTCTATAAGGATTGGCCTGACGTTGGCAGGAACATTGAGGTTCGTCGCGTGCGAACCAGTAACACTGCCGCTGTGCGCCAACACCAGATCGGTAAAGGCTTGGTGTTGTTCGTCGCCAAGCCCGTCATGCCGGAGATACGAGCCGTGGAGATTCTTGGCTGGTTACCGCATGACTTGGCATGGGAGAAGGCGACACCTTCCGACTATTCAGAAACCACACGAGTTATTTCCCCTCAACACCTACGATTGGAAAAGTATCCGTGAAGTTATGAAAACGTATACCAAAAGATCGCGTTACAACCCACGCATTACGTTTGAGCAGTACAAGGTGCTGCGCGAGCGTAGAGCCGATGCCAAGGCCAACAAGAAGCGCATCAACTACAAACCGTTGGCGCAGGAATGGGGAATGAACCCCATGCTTATGGCTTCTGCACTGCACCGTGGCATAAAACAATACGATTACCTGCTCTGGAAGCAAGGAGAGTTGCAATGATTAGTTATCTCGCCAAACGTCCGAGCGACGTAGATCGGCCATCAACAGATGACTCGGGCTACCGCCGACTGTGGTCTGCCGTGCTATGGCAGGCGATTAAAGACGCAGACAACGCCGATGGCCGAGGCGCTGCGTTTCACTGGATTTTTTCCCGTCGTGATGACGCCGGGTCGATGCGCTGGATTTGCGACATGCTCGACTTTGACTACAACAAGTTGCAGTCGTTGTGCATGACACGTGATGGCCGTAAAAAAATCTTAGGGAGAGTGTGATGTTGAAGAAAACGATATTGATTGGTTTGATGGTTTCGGTTCCGGCTCAGGCTGGAGTGTTCGCTACGGCAGATAACGCGCCGAAGTTTGGCGGCAAGACAGTGCTGACAACCGATCCGTGTGTGCTGAAGATTGATGCCAACCAATTTGGCACTGGCAAGGCAAATCTTGATGGCTTGCAGCGTGCGTTCTATTACACCAAAGACGGTGAGACGAACGAAGGCTGCTGGAAGCATGAGTACGGCTCTGTGCTGCTGGTGTGGCCGAGCGAGAACATCATGCGCCGCCGACCGATTGCGAACTTTGACCTGAGCCAGCGAGGGTGGCAGTGATGGAGCAGCGAACAACAGAATGGCACGCCGCCCGTCTGGGCAAGGTGACTGCCTCAAAGGTGGCTGATGTAGTGGCACGCACGAAGAGCGGTTATGCCGCTACTCGCGCAAACTACATGGCGCAGTTGGTATGCGAACGTTTAACCGGCAAGCCGACTGAAGGGTTTAGCAGCGCCGCGATGGAGTGGGGCGTGGAGCAGGAAGCCGCAGCCCGTGACGCTTACAGCGCCAAGGTGGGCGAACTCGTTACAGAGGTCGGCTTTATCAACCACCCTGCAATCGAGATGGCAGGAGCCAGTCCTGACGGATTGGTTGGCGTGAATGGCTGCGTCGAGATTAAGTGTCCGTCCACGGCCACGCATATTGAGTACCTTTTTGAGCGTGACCCGCCACAAAAATATTTTTATCAGATGCAATGGCAGATGGCCTGCACGGGTACGGACTGGTGCGATTGGGTCTCATACGATCCGAGGATGCCCGAGGAGTTACAACTGCTGGTGCTGCGTATCCCACGGGATACAGACTGCATCACCCTGTTGGAGAAAGAGGTATTTGATTTCTTGGCTGAGTTGGATGCTAAAGTTTCTAAACTGAAGGAGATGACCCTGTGAACTATGACAATACTAATCGTGGCGTGCTGTTCCCGAACGACAAGAAGGGCAACGAAAAGCGCCCGGACTTTACTGGCGACCTGAATGTGGGCGGCACGGAGTACAAACTGTCTGCGTGGAAGAAATCCTCTAAGGCTGGTAACAATTTTTTGTCCATTAGCGTCCAGTTGAAGGAAGGCCAGCAAAGGCCGCAGAAGCCTGCGCCTGCTGCGGGGCTGACCGAGGACAACTGGGCGAAGGCTGACCTCAACGATCCGTTGGGCTTTTAATGATTAGCGAAGAAAGAGCCGAGAAAGCGCTGCGGTATCTCGTCGATACAGACGAGCCGTGTGCGCTGGCAAAGGCTGAGATGGAACGTGCCGAGTACGGCTGGAAGGCGACCCGTGAGGCCGTCTTTACACATGCCGAGGGTACGGTGGCGGAGCGGCAAGCGATTGCCGCGACCCACCACGCCACCAAAGAGGCGCATGAGCGATACTGTGCGGCTGTGGCGCTGTACTCCAAGATGGCCAACAAGCGCGAAACAGAGCGCATCGTCCTCGACACTTGGCGCACCATCTCGGCTAACCGACGAATGGGCAGTCCATAAAAAAAGCCCCACCGAAGTGGGGCTAAGGACTCTCTAGGAGAATTACACGGAGAATCAAGCAATGCTCCGTGAGGATACCAGACCAGTGGGGTTATGCAATGGATGAATACGAAAGTCTCGCGGATGGTGATGTATCGCAGTTGGCACCGGCTGACTGGTTTAAACGATTTGTTTACGTTGCCGAGGGCGACCTGTTTTTCGATGTCAAGACGCATCAGGACTATTCCCGGCAGACGTTCAATGCCTTGTTCCGGGGTACGCCGTGCTACTCCGTACACAACAAGGCTAGGCGCATTGAAGCGGCTACGTTCTTCGATGAGAACCGGGCTGCGATGGGTAGTTACGTCGCTAACGCCCTGACGTATGCGCCGGGTGAAACCGAGTTGCTGAAGAAGGCCGGGGTGGGCTACGTCAACAAGTGGAAGGACTCACGGCCAGCCGCGCAGAGCGCAGATGTGTCGCTGTGGCTAAACCACTTGCACCGGATGATCCCTGCCGACTTTGAGCGCGAGCATGTGCTGAACGTAATGGCCTACAAGCGCCAGAACCCGCAGCGCAAGATCAACCACGCCGTGCTGCACACGGGTTTACCGGGTGGTGGTAAGGACACGCTCTGGGCGCCGTTCCTGTGGTCTATTGGCGGCGGTTCGCTGAAGAACATAGCCGTGGCTAGGGCTGAAGAGGTCGCAGGCTCGTGGGGCTATACGTACGAGTCCGAGGTGATCGTGCTAAACGAGATTCGATACCGCAAGGGCGATGACCGCAGGGCGATGGAAAACAACCTGAAGCCCGTGATCGCTGCGCCGCCTGAATTGCTGCTGGTAAACAAGAAACAACAGCACCCGTACTACGTGGTCAACAGGCTCTTCGTTCTGGCTTTCAGTAACGACCGAGCGCCTATTACGATCCCGGCTGATGACCGTCGCTGGTTCGTCATCTGGTCGCAAGCGCCACGCCTACCGGACGATGAGGCCGCAAGGCTGTGGGATTGGTACGGCAAAGGCGGGTTTGAGGCTGTGGCCGGTTATCTGGATGCGCGGGACGTTAGCGCGTTCAACCCCGGAGCCGTGCCGCCATTGACCGATGCGAAATTGGCGATGGTTGATCTTGGCATGAGCGGCGGCGAGGCTTTCATTGCTGACATGGTGCGGCAGCGTCGCGGAGTGTTCGCCAGAGGCGTTATAGGCTCTCCGTGGTCGGAGGTGCTATCTGGTATTGCCGCAGGTACGGACGGCCATAAGCCGTCTCGTGAGACGTTATTTGTCGCCCTGCGAGAGAGTGGCTGGAAGGATATTGGCCGAGTAATGAGCCGCGAATATCAGACCCCGAAACACCTCTGGGTGGCTCCCGAGTTAGCAGACCGCAGCAAGTCCGATATTAGGGCGATGGTCGAGGGTAAGCCCGACCTTCAAATGGTAAGAGGGGGCGCGTAGCCCCCTCCGTTAATCGTCGAACAGTATCGACGCAAGTACCGTCAAGGCGACGGCGATCAAGAATCCCGCCATAGCGTAGCCCTCGCGGTATCAATACAGCGCCCGAGATACGTAACCCAATAACGACGGGTGCAACGGGTCAGCCGTGGATAGGATGGGGTCAGCCCCCAACGCTCGTGAAACTCAGTCACGGGCGCCCCTCCAACGCTCGACGCACTTCCTCCACGAAAGGCGCGAGTTCTCTAACCGTCAAATCGTCGTCCCATGCGCTCAGGAAAGCCCGCACAGCCGTTTTAAGGCGCTCAGGGTTAGGGGGCGCCCGGTACACCATAGGCGCATCATCGGCCGCGAATAGCGCCTCTAATTCTGCAATCGTGGGTATATGTGGTTTTTCCATAAGTCACCAGTAAACAGAAAGGGAGTTAATACGACGGCTACAGCGCCAGTTTGGGGGCGGTACGTGTCGCCAATCGTGGCCGTGGGCGTACCAGTACCCCAGTTGCCACAGTTTATGCAGACCCATAAGGCCTCCGCAGTTGATAGCGGGCGTATCGCTTGCCGTTCTTGGTTTCGTTAATACACTCGATATCCATACCCTCACGGCGCAGGTCTGCGATGCGAGCGGCAAGGCGAAAGCAACCGTAATTCTGGAGCGCGTCTAGCGGGGTAAGCGACCGCCCTAGAATCAGAACGGCGCGTATCTGGTCATTCTGCGACATCTAGGGGGTCTCCTACGTTGACCTCTTCTACTTCCCAATCAAGGGTGGAACAAGCCACATGACCGGCTTTCACGATAGATAGGGCTATCTCTGCGGCTTC